CAGGCACGAGGTTTAAAGTTGGTGGAGTTGAGTATCGTTTAATGAATGATGATTCAATAGAAGCCGTAGTCAGCGACCCCCGTGGTGTATCACGAGCATAAGGAAATAAAAAATGGCATTTGAAAAAGTTGAGTATAGTTTTCCTGATGAGCAGGAAGATATTAAGAAACCAGAAATTGAAAATTCGTCGGCAGTAGAGATTGATCTGGATAAAGGTAAGGATAAGAAAGAGGAAGCAAAAGCTGAACCTGAACCCAAACCTGAGAAAGAAATAGAAGTTGAGGTCGTAGATGATACGCCAAAAGCAGATAGGAACCGTAAAGCCTCTGAACCTCCAGAAGATGTAACTGAGGAAGAGCTTGAAGATTATTCTGAAAAAGTTCGTAAACGGATTCAACACTTTAGTAAGGGTTACCACGACGAGCGACGTGCTAAAGAAGCGGCTTTTAGGGAGAAACAGGAACTTGAAGCATTAGCTCAGTCTCTTGTTGATGAGAATAAAAAATTAAAAGGTAGCGTTAACAAGAACCAGACAGCTCTACTAGAACAAGCTAAGAAAGGGGCAAAGTCTGAACTAGAAACAGCTAAGAACGCATACAAGACCGCGTATGAGTCTGGGGATGCAGAAGCTGTCGTAGCTGCACAAGAAAGTTTAACGGCTGCTAAGATTAAAACTGATAAGTTAAATAATTTTAAGTTACCGACTTTACAGGAGGAAGAAACTCCTGTAAACAAGACAGTAGATACTAAATTTACTCCAGCGCCGCAGGTTGCTGACGAACGAGCGATGACATGGGCGAAAGCCAATCCGTGGTTCGGCACTGATGATGAGATGACAAGTCTCGCGCTAGGGTTACATAATAAACTCGCTAAACAAGGTGTAGACCTTCAAAGCGATGAATACTACGAGGCAATAAATACTCGTATGCAGCAATTATTCCCAGAGCAATTTGAGGATGTTGCACAAATGGAGGTTGAGAAGCCCAAACGCAAGGCCAACGTGGTTGCACCCGCTACGCGGAGCACGTCACCCCGAAAAGTGACATTAACGCAAACACAAGTGTCTATAGCTAAGAGACTTGGATTATCTCCAGAACAATACGCCAAACAGGTTGCAATAGAAATGAGGAAAGACAATGGCTGAAAATCGCATAGACCGTGAATTAACTACTCGTGAAACATCAACACGTAAAAAGGCTTGGACACGTCCTGAAGTATTACCTTCACCGACACCACAACCTGGATACGCGTTTCGTTGGATCAGAACAAGTACTCAAGGGCAAGCAGACGCCACAAACGTTTCTTCAAAATTACGTGAAGGTTGGGAGCCAGCAAAAGCTTCAGATCATCCTGAGATTACAATGGTAACTATAGAGAATGAAAAGTTTTCTGATAACGTTGTGATTGGTGGTTTGATGTTATGTAAAGCTCCGATTGAATTGGTAAACGAGCGCAGTAATTATTATAAACAGCAAACGGATAACCAAATACAGTCAGTAGACAACAACCTCATGCGAGAGAACGACCCTAGAATGCCCTTGTTTCACGACAGGAAATCTAAGGTTACTTTTGGAAAAGGCAATTAATTTAGATCAAAGGAGAATTGGATATGGCTTATCCAACTATAGACGCCCCTTATGGGCTTGTTCCCGTTGGCCTGATTGGTGGTCGTCCTTACTCAGGCGCTACTCGACGAATGAAAATAGCTAGTAATTATGGTACAGCTATTGGAAAAGGCGATTTAGTAAAACGTGTAAACGACGGAACCATTGAGCGTGACGGGAGTACAACAGCTTTCCCAGCTACTGGCACACTAGGTATTTTTATGGGTTGTAGTTATACTGACCCGAATACTAGCCAGCTAACATTCAACAATCAGTATCCTGCTAGCACTGTTGCTAGTGATATTGAGGCGTTTGTCGCTGATGACCCTGACTTAATAATGAAAGTAGCTATTTGCTCTTCAGGGACAACAATGGCAACATTGGGAAGAACTGTTATTGGTAATAAAACTTCAGTCATTAGTAATACATTAACTACTATTAATGGGCGTTCGAAGTTAGCTGCTAGTAGCAGCATTAATACCACCTCAACACTACCACTTCATATTATTGATGTAGTTGATAGCACGGCAACTGGAAGTGATACTTTCCAAGAATTGCTTGTTATCTTCAGCACTCATACTGATAATGGTAGTAACGTGTTCATTGGTGGACATGCTTATCGTAACCCAGTTGGCCTATAAAGGAGAATAAATAATGGCTATTTCACGCGCACAACTCCTTAAAGAACTGCTACCTGGCTTGAACGCATTATTCGGTTTGGAATATGCAAAGTACGGTGAGGAGCACGCAGAAGTCTTTGAATCAGAGACCTCTGATCGTTCTTTTGAGGAAGAAACTAAGCTATCAGGCTTTTCTGCAGCACCAGTCAAAGACGAGGGCTCTGCCATCGAATACGACAATGCTCAAGAGGCTTTCACGGCTCGCTATAACCATGAGACAATCGCAATGGGCTTTTCAATTACTGAAGAGGCTATCGAGGATAACTTGTATGATTCTTTATCAGCTCGTTATACTAAAGCGCTTGCTCGTGCTATGGCATACACAAAACAAGTTAAGGCAGCTACAATTTTAAATAATGCCTTTGACTCTGGCACTACTTATGGAGATGGAGTGGAGCTTTGTTCTACTGCACACCCACTAGTAAGTGGCGGCACTAACTCGAATGAGCCAGCAACTGCGGCAGATTTGAATGAAACTTCACTAGAAGCAGCTATCATTCAAGTCGCAGGTTGGACAGACGAGCGCGGCTTGTTAATCGCTGCAAAACCTCGCAAACTTGTGATTCCACCGAACTTGCAATTCGTTGCAACTAGATTGTTGGAAACAGAAGGTCGCGTAGGTACAGCAGATAACGATCTAAACGCGATCCGCAACAACGGTGCTGTTCCTGAAGGTTATACAGTAAACCACTATCTAACAGACACAGATGCATGGTTTATGTTAACCGACGTTCCAAACGGTCTTAAACACTTTAACCGTAGTCCAATGGCGACATCTATGGATGCTGACTTTGACACAGGTAACAGTCGTTATAAAGCCCGTGAGCGATACAGCTTTGGTGTATCAGATCCACTAGGGATCTTCGGCTCACCTGGAGCATAACATAATTTAGAGGGGGCGGTGCAAATCGCCCCTTTCTTTTTACACGGGTTCGTGTATAATACAAAAATTACCTTGACAGTTGCATCGGGCAACTGACGCTAGCCAAGACAAGGAGATTTCACATGGCTAATACAACATTTAACGGTTCCGTCCGTTCTGAAAACGGTTTTAAGCAAGTAACAAAAAGTTCTACTTTAGGTACTTTTACAGACAATTTTACTGTTAATTCTAGTGGCGCTGTTTATAACACAGCAGGTGCACATTTTAAATATACTGCAGCAGCAGGCTACGGCCCAGCCGACCTTGTTGTAGGTAAAGGTGGTTCAATAGGGGGTACAGTAAACCCTTATGCAGAAAGTTCTACAGCACTGTTCCAAACAGGTACAAAACTATTTTACGGTAATAACATCTACCGATATGGTCAATGTGGCGGGACAGCGGTTACTGCAGGTAAACTTGTTCAACACGCAGCAATAGATTCCAACCATGCGAACATGACCGCAACTGCGGCTGTATCTGCAGGTGAAACTGATATCTCAGTTGAAACAGGTGGTAACGACATGACTCTTAACGAGTATGCAAATGGTTATCTCTGGGTAAATGACGTGAATGGTGAAGGTCAAACAATGCGGGTTAAATCTAATCCAGCTCACGACCACTCATCAGATCCTAGTGTTGTCATTACTACATATGATGCTGTAGCAACTGCACTGACTACAAGTTCGCAACTTTCAATAATTCACGATCCATACACAGGTTTGATTGTAGCTCCTGCTACAGAGACAGGTTGTGTCATGGGTGCAACAGTTATTGATATGACGGCTGACTATTATGGTTGGTTCTGCGTATCTGGCCCACAGGCTCTACTAACTGTCGGTACAGTGGTTGTTGGTAACATCGCAGTTCGTTCAGGCGGCACTGCTGGAGGCGTTGCTCCTGCTACTGATAATGTTCTTACCGAGATTGGAGAAGTGATGGCAGTGAGCGCTAACACAGAATACTCTCTTGTTTGGATGAACATACAATAATTAAATTAGGTAGGGGGAAACCCCTACCGCCTCATAAAGGAGATTAATATGAGTCATTCAGCAAATTCTGATGTATCTGCTTTAACTATAAGCGATGAAAACGCAGCAGACGCAGATCGTTTAGTTACTGCCGCAAGACCAAACACTTCAGCAACTATGGCTAATACGACCTTTGCAGGAGGAGCAGCTAGAAATGTTACTGTAACAACTGCAGGGACAGGCGATAATGCAAAAACATGTACGATTACAGGTACAGACGTGTTTGGAGATGCTATGACCGAGGTTATTACTTCTACAAGTTCTGCCGAGGCAGTTGCAGGGGAAAAACTATTCCTTACGGTTTCAGCCGTAGAGTGTTCCGCGCAATATGCAGCTAATATAACAGTAGGTTCAGGAACACTATGTGCTCAAGCTGTACAAGGTAGTAATAGAATAAGACTTAAAGGTATGTCTATTGTCTCAGGTGGTACAGCAGGGACTGTAGAGTTTATAAATGGAGCCCCTGAAGATGGTACTACTTTGTTTAAGGCTAGAACTATAGGTACAGCTAATACTACTGTAGATAGAACAATACCTGCAGAAGGTGTTTTATTTGATAGCGGTATGAGTGTTAAATATACAATTGATGTAGTTGATATGGCTACATTTTTCTACGCGTAAGAGGAGATAAGGTATGGCAAAGAAGAACAAATTTAAAAGACCCCCTAAAGGTTATTTAGAATGGGGGGATCTTTCAAAAGGTAAAACTCGAAGTGCAAGAGGTCTTTATCCTTCTGGAAAAGATATTATGGGTGACGAAGCAGGGTATGGGTTAAATTATCCAGAAGCAGAACCTTTAGTTGCTAACAAACCAAAACCTATCCCTAAAAAATCTTTAGCCCCTGAAAAATCAGTACGCCCTAAAGCAAGACCTAGACCAAGCCAAGCATTGAGTGCTAGAGAAGCAAAAGAACTAGAACACAGCGGTGTTAAGTACGAGGGTATACCTGAAGGATCTGTACCAGCTACAGTTGCGTCAGGCGGCAATAAGATGTTGTCGGCTAGAGAACGAGCTGAGATGGGTATGAAGAAAGGCCGTAGCGTCAAGAAAATGAAAAAAGGCCGTAAAGTCCGTGGAGCAGGTATTGCTCGCAAAGGCGTCCGTCCAGCAAAAATGAGGTAAATATGGCAAATAAAAGAAAAGGCAAGGCAGCAAAGACTGAGGATGATTTATTTTTGGAAGGTGTTGTTGATGATGTTCGCCAAACGATGGAAGATCAGAAGATACAAGAAGGCATTGACAGCACTTCTCCTGAAGGCGAAGACGCTATATTTATTAAAAAAAGAAGTTACAAAAATGGCGGTAGAGTCCGTGGAGCAGGTGTTGCTCGTAAAGGTGTACGTCAATGTAAAATGAGGTAGTCATGTATGAGTACGCTATAAAAGAAATTGTTAAGGTCGTTGATGGCGATACTGTAGATGTTATTATTGATTTAGGGTTTAACCTTTCTAAAAAAGAACGGATACGTCTTGCTGGTATAGATACGCCTGAGAGTAGAACTAGAGACTTAGAAGAAAAAGCGATGGGTCTCGAAGCTAAAGATTACCTAAAAAACAGGATTGAGTCTTGCGATGCTTTACGGGTTAAAACCGAGAAGGATGGTAAATATGGTCGTATGTTAGGTTGGCTATACGACGGAGACGCTAATATAAACATAACAATGGTGACGGATGGTTATGCTTGGGAGTATGATGGAGGTACAAAAAATAAAAGCCTTGAAACTCTCAGAGTTATAAGGAACGCTAAAAAATAAGAAAACTTTATATATTTAGGAGACAAATATGACAGATTTAGAGATGATTAGTATTGGTAGTAACCTCGATGGTGACCCTGTTTACCAAGTAGGGAGTAGAAACAGCGACGGCAAAATGATGTTAGCATCTAACACGATAATGACTGAGGCCGAGGCAAAAGCCATGATTGCAAGTAAAGCATCTGCGGAAGTAATTGAGGAAGCTGAAGTAATTGAGGAAGCTGAAGTAGTTGAAGAAGCTGAAGTAGTTGAAGAAGCTGAAGAAGCTGTTGATGTAGACAGCATGAGTAAAGTACAATTAGAAGCATATATGCGCGAACATGGTATTGAGCTTGATCGACGTAAAAAGAAAAAAGATCTACTAACTCAAATAAAAGCGTTTTTTAAGGAATAGACAATGGCGACTTCAGGAACCACCGCCTTTGATATGGACTTCACAGAGATTGCTGAAGAAGCGTGGGAACGTGCAGGGCGCGAAATGCGTTCTGGTTATGATCTAAGAACTGCCCGTAGGTCTATGAATCTAATGACCATTGAGTGGCAGAACCGTGGCATTAATATGTGGACTATCGATAGTGGTACAGTAACACTGGTATCAGGTACTTCACGGTATGATTTACCAGCAGACACGGTAGATCTTCTTGAGCATGTGGTACGTACTGATAGTGGAAGTACTACAAAACAAGCTGATCTTACCATAAGTCGTATTAGTGTGAGCACCTACGCTGCTATCCCAAACAAGTTAACACAAGGTAGACCTATCCAGGTATGGGTTGAACGGTTAGCGACTCCAAAAATTAATGTGTGGCCTGTGCCTGATAAGAGTGGGTATATATTTGCGTATTGGCGTATACGTAGAGTAGAAGACGCGGGTAATGGTGTAGAGACAGCAGACATGACATTTAGGTTTTTACCGTGCCTTGTGGCAGGATTGGCTTACCATATAGCCATGAAAGTTCCTGAACTTGTTGAAAGAGTACCGATGCTGAAGGCCGCATATGAAGAAGAGTTTGATAGAGCTGCAAGTGAAGACAGAGAGAAAACCTCCGCTATCTTTGTGCCTCGTGTAAGTAGTATTTAACATGGCACGAGCGTTTGCCTCTAACGATAAAGCGATAGCAGAATGTGATGTTTGTGGGTTTCGTTACAAATTAAAAGAGTTGCGTAACATAATCAAAAAAGGTAAAGATACAAACATAAAAGCGTGTCGTGAGTGTTGGAGTCCAGACCATCCGCAAAATAAATTAGGGATGCGCCCTGTACACGATCCACAAGCAATACGTAATCCGCGTCCTGATTTTACAGGGTATGATAGCAATAGAAATATACAATGGGGTTGGAACCCTGTAGGTGATGGCAAGAATATATATGATTTAACCACTAATAACCTAGAAGCAACTGGAGCTATAGGTGATGTAACAGTAACAACTAGCTAGGAGATAAATATGCCAAAAGTTGGAAAGAAACATTTTAGTTATGACAAAAAAGGCCGTAAAAAAGCAAAAGTTTACGCTAAGGAAACGGGCGAAGAAGTAAGGTACTCTAAAGGACGGAAAGTCAAAATGCGCGGTACAGGCGCAGCCACCAAAGGGGTATTTGCAAGAGGGCCGATGGGGTAAGATATGAACTATTCTTCTCTTAAAACAAATATAGAGGATATTTGTGAGACTTCTTTTACAGATGACCAACTTGCTATGTTTACGCAACAAGCAGAAGAGAAAATATACAACGCGGTACAAATACCTGCTTTACGGAAAGTAGATGATGGGCCTTTAGTATCTACAAACAAACTTTACACTCTACCAAGCGATTATTTGTATACCTACAGCATCTCTATCATAAGCAGTAGCACGCATACATACTTGTTAAATAAAGACGTAAATTTTTTAAAAGAAGCATACCCTTCTACCGCTAGCGCAAAATATGGCGCTCCTAAGTTTTATGCCCAATATAGCGAAACACAGATTCAATTAGCTCCTACACCAGACGCTAACTATGAACTTGAGCATATATACGGATATTATCCCACATCTATTGTATCCGCATCTACAACATGGCTTGGAGATAACGCAAGTTCTGCGTTGTTAAATGGCGCACTTGTTGAAGCTATACGGTTCCAAAAAGGAGAACCAGATGTCATTGCTAATTACGATAAATTATATTTAATATCTATGGAATTGTTAAAAAATCTTGGAGATGGGTACTTACGTAGAGACGCTTATCGTTCTGGGCAATATAGGGAACAAGTGTAAATAATGGCTTTTACTGGGAATTATATGTGTACATCGTTTAAAGTCGCTCTGTTGAACGGAGAGATGGACTTTAGTTCAGATACGTCTCAGTCCTTCAAGATTGCTTTATATACCTCTGATGCAACTTTAAACGCTGCTACAACCGCATACAGCACAACAAATGAAGCATCAGGTACAGGATATACCGCAGGGGGTAACACATTAACTATAGCTACAAACCCTACTAGCGATACAGATGGCACTGTGGCTTATTTAGACTTTTCAGATACATCATGGACGAGTTCTTCAATTACAGCGCGTGGGGCGCTGATATACAAATCTGGTGGTACAACTCCCGCAGTTGCAGTACTAGACTTTGGTTCAGAGAAAACGTCAAGTGATAGCACATTTACAGTAACATTCCCCACATCAGCGGCTTCAAGCGCAATTATACGCGTTGGATAGAAAGGTTTAGGTAATGGCAAGCACTTATGAAAATGACCTCAGACTTCAAGAGATTGGTACAGGCGAGCAGTCTGGTACATGGGGTACAACTACAAATACAAACTTAGAGTTAATTGGTGAAGCACTTTCTTACAGCGCTACAGGCGAGGCAGTAGCTAACGCAAGTACACACACTATAACAGTGGCAGATGGAGTAGCCGATGAAGCACGTTGTTTCTACCTAAAATGCACAGGTGGAGGGCAAGCATGTACAGTTACACTTGCACCTAACTCACTGTCTAAAGTCTGGGTTATTGAAAACACAACTAGCTACACATTAACGTTTACTCAAGGTTCTGGTGCTAACGTCGCTATACTTGCAGGTCAAGTTAAAATGATTGCTACCGATGGCGCGGGGTCTGGCGCAGCAATTTATGATCTCATGCAAGACCTGGCTGTGCCTGATTTGTTTGTAGATGATGACTTAACCTTGCAGTCTGACGCTGCGGTTCTTGGCTTTGGTGCAGATAAAGATACTACACTGACACATGTTGCTGACACTGGGTTACTATTAAACAGTACACGACAACTACAGTTTGGAGACTCAGGAACGTATATTCATCAAAGTGCCGATGGAGTTCTTGATTTAGTATCCGATACAGAAATAGAGATTAACGCTACAACTGTTGACCTTAACGGTAACTTAGATGTTTCTGGTACATACACTGGTGGTGGTTTAATGACCACAGGTGGTAACATAGTTATTCCTGACGCGGGTAATATTGGCTCTGCTAGTGACACAAATGCAATCGCCATAGGCGCTGATGGTGATGTTACGTTAACTCAAGATTTAGAGCTACAACATGATGCCGCAACATTATCTTTCGGTGCAGACAACGATGTCATTCTTACGCACGTAGCTGATACAGGGTTACTGTTAAATTCAACAATGGCATTACAATTTAATGATGCATCACAATATATTAATGCTCCTAGTGCCACAGTATTAGATATTAACGCTACAGATGAGATAGAACTTAACGCCACTCTTATTGATGTAAACGGTAACTTAGACGTTTCTGGTACATCACAACTTACAGGAGTAGTTACCTTTACAGCCACTCCAGTGTTTAGTTCAGACATTACTATTGAAGATGATTTATTCCTAGATAGTGACGCAGCAGTAATTCACTTGGGTGAAGATGGAGACGTAACTCTTACGCACGTAGCTGATACAGGCATATTGTTAAATTCAACGATGCAACTTCAGTTTAACGATGCGTCACAATATATTAACGCTCCTAGCGCGACTGTCCTAGATATTAACGCTACAGATGAGGTAGAACTTAACGCTACATTAGTAGATATAAATGCTAACTTAGAAGTCTCAGGCACTGCCGCAATAACAGGAATTGCTACCTTTACTGACGATATAATCATTGGTGATGGTAAGACTATTGGCTCTGCCTCAGATGTAGACGCCATGACTATAGCTTCTAACGGGCAAGTAACCTTTACACAAACACTCATTGGTACAGCACTAGACATCTCAGGTGATATAGACGTAGACGGTACAACTAACTTAGACGTAGTAGACATTGATGGTGCTGTAGACATGGCGTCAACTCTTACCGTTGGCGGAATTATAAAAACAGACGATACTACTGAAGCCACATCAACAACTGATGGCTCACTTCAAACTGATGGTGGTTTATCTGTAGCTAAAGATGCTGTTATAGGAGATGACTTAAAGCTACTATCTGACGCCGCTGTATTAAGTTTTGGTGCAGATAGTGATGTAACTCTTACACACGTTGCTGATACAGGTATATTGTTAAATTCAACAATGGCATTACAATTTAATGACGCATCACAGTCTATTAATGCTCCTAGTGCTACCGTACTAGATATTAACGCTACAGACGAGATCGAGCTTAATGCTACACTTGTAGATGCTAATGCTAATCTTGATGTAAGTGGTACATATACTGGGGGTGGCTTAATGACTACAGGTGGTAACATAGTTATACCTGATAGTGGAAACATTGGTTCTGCTTCTGACACAGATGCTATTGCTATCGCTTCAAATGGACAAGTTACACTTACACAAACACTTATTGGTACAGCACTAGATATATCTGGCGATATTGATGTGGATGGCACAAGTAATTTAGATGTTGTGGACATTGACGGTGCAGTTGATATGGCTTCTAC